CTAAGGGGCCCTTGAGGCGCTGCGGAGCGTCTTGTTCCCGTCGGCTACCCTTTCTTTTCTCTTGGAGGTTCTAGCTTTATGCTACCACGAGTCCGTTCCCGCTCGACCATTCGTAGTACTAACTTACCTGTGGGTCAATGGGTTTTAACCCACCCATCCAAGCCCACTCGGGCTGGTTCGGTTGTGACCGTTCAGGCTACGACCGGTGTAGAAGAGGTTTGCTGCGACGAGAGTCACGGCAGGCCCCCGTACAGTACGGGTGGTCCCCTCTATATAATGCGGAAAGACTTCGTGGACCAAGTTGTGACGGCTGGCTACTATTCGCGTGCATCCGGAGACCCCACGACAAGTGGGTTAGCCGGGTACCATACGGATTATAGCGGCGGCTTCACTCTAAATAAGTGGCCAATCCTGCCGGCTCTACCGACTCCTCCGAGGAGTCCGGACCAGCATGATTCGTTCTACAACCGTGATAACCTCTCTGAGCTCGGTGACGAAGCCTATAAAGTGCTTCGCCCAAAAGTTGAGAAAGCTGGATTGGCGCAGGCTCTTGTCGAGTCGCGCGACATCCCCTCTATGCTCAAACAGACCGCTCAGGGCTATAAAGACCTGTTCATCTCGCTGCCAGGCGCTGTTAGGCGTACTGTCATCCGAGCGAACTCAGGTCGAAGCAATGTGCGGGAGCTAAAGGACGTTGTCATGCCTAAGAAGGCTGGCAGCCAGTTTCTCAATGTCCAGTTCGGCTGGATACCCTTCTTAAAAGATCTCGATGACACCCTAGGGTTGGTCGAGAACTATTACGCTCACTTATCCAAGGCCCGTAAGGCCAATGGGAAGTGGGTGCGGAGAAGGTTCACCGAGCCTACCGAAAGCAGCAGTGTCATTGTTCATGACACTTCGTACACGCCTTCTAGCCCTAATTACAGGGCTAGTTTTCTTCCGGCCATCCGGGGCGCCGGCCAAGCGACCATGCGTGTTTGGTCCGAGAGGACCACCACTATATGGTACGAAGGCAGGTTCCGCGTGTACGATGCTGCTTTTGATCCAGGTGTCCCAATGCACCCTCAAGTGAGGTCTGCTCGGGAGTTCATGGCCCTTGCGGGTCTGAATATTTCACCTGTTACGGTCTGGAAAGTTACCCCTTGGTCCTGGCTTGCCGACTGGTTTTCCAATGTTGGGTCGCAGTTACAAGCGATTCAGGATTGGGCAGGAGGCGGTGTCGCGTCCAAGTATATGTACCTGATGCGCCATACTGTAGCGCGTTATAGGTACGAGGGTACGCAGGTCATGTCGAATGGCCCATTGCTTACCGGTACTGGGTACCGGAGCTACGAGGTCAAACAGCGTAAACCTGCAGGTAGTCCGTTCGGGTTTTCCTTGAGTACCGAATTGAATGGTACTCAATTAGCTATCCTATCTGCACTTGGCCTTAGCCATGTGTAGATACCACTTTGCGTGGTTCGGATAACCGGCCTTAGGGATTCGCAAACCACTCAGCGTTTGACAGGCGCTGGGCAGTTCCCTGGGCTAACTCCACTGTCGTAAGCTCAAAGGAGTCAACCAATGTCACTTTCCGATCCCCAAACTATCACTCTCGCGACTGTTTTATACAGTCTCCCCCGGATCCTGCAGAATTCAAATTCTCAGGGTACGCAGGTGACCACGAAGTACCAGACCTCTGACGAGGCGCTGGTGATTTCGGTGTCGCATACGAAGACCGGAGGCGATCGGACCCGCTCTCAAGCGAGGTTCGATTGGAAGAAGATCGTTGTCGACCCGCTCACGCAGGTTAACGACTTCGACTCGACTTCGGTCTACATCGTCATTGACCGCCCCAATTATGGGTTTACGGCCGACGACGTAGATAATCTCGTCGCCAGTTTCAAAACCTGGCTAACGACGGGCGCGAGTGGCATGGTTCGCAAGCTCTACGGCAATGAGTCGTAGTCGAGTGAAGCTGTGTTAGCTTCCCCCCGAGTCCGACGTACCACCTGGTATATCGGAGGCTAGCGAACTCTCTGTCAAGGTGTAGTTAGGGACTCCGTATGGAGTTCGGGAATGCGTTGGCTTGAAGCTTACCCCCGCAAGGAGGATGCTTGAAAAGCAACGTAAGTGACTACCTTAGGCTAGTACAAGCGATCTATGAGGACGCTTGTGCAAAGTGTTCCGCAGATACCTCTGATTTACGTGACCTACTAACAATCAGGTCACGGACAGAACAGGAGGGTGCGTCTTTTCTAACGCTTACCCTACCATCATTTGCAAGAGACTTTGAAAAGAGTCTCGCAGATGGCTTTGTTGACCCAGCCTCTTTCCGAAGCTTTCGGAAGTCGGGAGCAATCCCTGCTTTCTTGCAAGGTATGCTCGGTCAATTGTTCTGTCAAGAGTCAGGGAGGATCTATGAACATAACCACGATCATTCGGTCATCGTGGAGGCAGTCAGACAAATCTGTCTGTTCTTCAAGAAGATCGAAATGCCTTGTGCGCCCGAAAGGGAGCAGAAAGCTATCGACGCGTTTGTCCAAGTTGAGCGAGACCTTTCAGTCTTTGCTCTGGGTGGCAGTGACGCGGAGTTCTTTAGCGTTGTTGCAAACTTGCTTTGGCGTGATGTCTTGGTGGGTGTTAACCCGCTTGACCTCATTCCTAAGCATGGACCTGGAGCGACTGCCGAACGTATTCTGGGAAACCAGAAATATGTTTGGCGACGGTGGCATGAACGGCTCGAGCCTTACTTTCCTTTCTTTAGCACTGGGTATACCCTTAGTGCTATTGGGTCGAAAGAAGCCGAGGTTGTTACGTTTGTGCCCGTGGAGCAGGAGCAGCCCGTTCGGGTTGTCCTGGTCCCTAAGACTCTTAAGGCACCACGGATCATCGCTATCGAGCCTGCCTGTGTTCAATACACTCAGCAGGCTATCCAGGGCTTTCTTTACGAAGCCTTGGAAAGTCATTGGTTGTCGAAAGGTCACGTGAACTTCAGTGACCAGTCGATTAACCAGCGATTGGCAGTGATGGCCTCAAAGGATGGCCGCATGGCCACCCTGGACCTATCGGACGCAAGTGATCGCGTTCCGTATCAGCTCGCGCTGAGCATGTTCGATTGCAACCCGGACCTCCGGGATGCTATCGATGCATGCAGGTCGAGGTTCGCGAAGTTGCCGGGGGGCCGAGTAATTGGCCCTCTTAGCAAGTTTGCATCCATGGGATCAGCTCTCTGCTTCCCTGTCGAAGCCATGTATTTTTACACAGTTTGTGTAATGGCTTTGGTGGCGAAGCGGAACCTCCCTGTGACCGTATCGTCGCTTTATGCGGCGTCTAGGGACGTGTACGTCTATGGAGACGACATTATTATCCCTACGGTCGACGCGGATGTTGTTCTTGATTTCCTGCAGCGATACAACTGCAAGGTAAATACGTCCAAGTCTTTCTGGACCGGACGGTTCAGGGAGTCCTGCGGCGTGGACGCGTATGCGGGTGAGCCGGTAACTCCGACTTATTTACGTAAAACGGTCCCTAAGAACAAGCGGCAAGCATCGGATCTCATTTCGTGGGTGGCGACAGCTAATCTCCTTTACCTAAAGGGGTACTGGCGTACCGCCTCTCTCATGTTTTGCACATGTGAGAGAATACTGGGGCCTTTGCCCTATGTAGACCCACTGAGTTCGGCGCTTGGACGAGTATCTTTCCTGGGTTACCAATCGGTTACCTCTTGGAATGAAGACACTCAGGTTGTCGAGCTGACAGCCTGGGTGCCCTCTCCTGTCTACCGCTGTGACATGGTAGACGGATACTCAGCTCTCCACAAGGTGTTACTCTCAGCAGAGCACCGGGATAACCGGGAGCAGGGCGCAACCGCGTCCTACTCGCTCAACTCTGTTGAGGAGCACCTCAGGGAGGTCGCAAAGGATCCGTTGAAGAGTCTTAACCCTTCAGCGGTCCAGTACGACCATCTTGAGCGAACCGCACAGTACGGCGCTGTCACACTGAAACGCCGTGGGGTTCCGGTAACCATTTACCGGGTTTCGGAAGGCTAATGCCTTCTTGGGGG